GAATAGCCTTGCGAAACTTTCCACCATTTCTTAGCATGACACGTTTGTTTTTATAGTGTTTCATTTTCTCTCGCTTCTCGGCTGGCAATGAAGCCACCTAACGGTTTGCTTAACCCGCAAAAGGGCGGGCTAGGACAAACCTTATAAGTCGGATAAAAATTCAGGCTGAGAAAATGCCTGAGACGGGGACAAATCCCTTTTGTCGGGTTAACGCGGTGTTAGACCCCGCAGCAACTTTTGAAAACCCGTTTGCAATACAAGAATATCTCTTTCGCTCAAATCACCTAACTGGCGAGACTCGCTAATTATGCGATTGGCTACTTCTAGCAATTGACTTAATTTCACAATAACCATATTTGCTCCGAGCGGGTTAACGGTAGGCATTAGCGGATTGGGGCGGCTGGTTCTCAACCTGCGGACACCTACGCCCGCCCCAATTCCGCCGCACGCGGTGTTAGCCTGCGCTTCTTCGATGCGGACTTCTTCTTCAAGCGCATAATTAGCAATGCTCAACATGCCATCGTAAGAACGATGACGGGTATCAATAATTTGGCGAAGTGCTTTTTCTAGGCGCATGGCTTTATTTTTATAAATTTCGAGTTTGTCCATTATTACCTCCGCCTGCAAGGAAGCAGGCTAACGGCTACATTAGCGGCATGGGCGGTAGAACCTTCGCAGTAAATTACCTGCGCCCGCCCAATGTCCGCTGCATGTTTTGTTAGGCAACCTGCTTGCTTGCCCAATACTCTTGCACCGCACGACTATCAGCGGGCATACGGCTTATGATGACAATGCCGAGAAGCAATTGCCAGAAGTTTTCACCGCGATACATATAACCAAACTTGCAAAACTTCCATGCGAAAAACGTGTGTGCTTTCATGTAAAACTCCTTTTGAAAAGTGGTTGCCTAACGGTTTGCTTTACTGGCTGGTGGGAGGGTGGAGATAAAGCCAGAAAGCGCAACCAAATTTTTAGTGTAGATAATGCTTGTGAGCCGCGCCGTACCCACCAGTCCAGTGCAAGCGGTGTTAGGCGTTGTCTTTGCTTACAGTTGCTTTGCCTTGCAACGCCTGATTTTTTATGTAGGTCATCATCGTTGACCACTTTTCAAAGCCATTCAACTCCGCCGCCGCTTGCATTTCTGCTTTGCGTTTATCGCTTCGGGCGTTGATGGTGTTATCGTGCCAGTGTGCCTGATGGGTGCGGGGAGCCTTGCGGCTCCCCTTTGTTTTTTCTGCCATGTTACTCGGCTTCGACGATTTCAGCGGTTTCTTCGTTGTAGACGGTGCGCCCGCCATCTTTTGACCAACCAGTTTCGTTACCTTCGACATATTCAAAACCTGCAAGTTCCATTGTTTGGTCAAATGTCAAAGATTGGTTGGTGACGACTGATCCGATAACTTCGTTTGTTGCGGTGTCTACGATATTCTTGTTCATTTCAAAACTCCTTTTTGATTTTGTTGATAGCGCCTATCAACTTATACCCCTATCTTACTACACGTTGTACAACGTGTCAAGGGTTTGGAGACACCAATTTATCACGAGTTTTTGACCGCGCAACAAAACGCCTAACGGTTTGCGTTACCCGCTCACGGCAGGCAAGGCATTTTCAACGAACACGGATTCAGGCAGGCTCAAAACGCCAGCCTTCAAAGAGTCGGGTACACGCGGTGTTAGGCAACCTGCCCATTGCGCCGCAAATGCGTTTGCGATACCCTGATACGTGCGTGACCGCTCATGTGAACGGTTTTCTCCAGGTGACATTTTATGTATTCTTTGTTCCCTACCTTCCACGATATTTGTACTCTCAAGCATTGGCAAACCTTTTAGCCAAAGGCATGTAGCTTTTGTTTCACCATGCCCGAACTGATACGGTTGTATTATCTGATCGTATTTTCTACCGATGATTTCAACCGCGTATTTATGGGGTATCGGATTTTCAACTGCAATCTTTGCGATAGGTGCATTTAGAATGAGTTTGAAGAACTCGGATGCTTCCCGCATTTCCTGCCAAAGGTTTCTTTCTGCGAGCCAACGAACGCCCGAATTACATAACCTTGTGCAGGGAGGATGTGCAACCATCAAATCCCATCCGCTGTATAAAATATCTCGGATGTCACCCTGATAGTGATTGCCTGGGATTTCCGTAGGCAATAAATCACATGACCAGGACTCGTGACCGAGCGCGGAGAACGCTTCACGAACCACACCACTGAACTCACAAGCTACAAGGATACGCATAGGGTTGCCTAACGGTTTGCGTTACCAGCGGCAGGCACTGGCTACTGTCCAATTATGACGCCAGCCTGCCTGACGTCTGGTGCACGCGGTGTTAGGCTTCGTCATCCCACTCGAAGTAATATACTTCTGGACAATCATCAGGGTCAAATGGCATCCACGGCGCTGAACCATACGGGATGAATAACCCGCAATTCTCGCAAACATAGCCGTAATATTCTTCAAGCCATTTATGATTTGTGGCGTTGCAGAACTCTTGCGCTTGCTCTCTGTCGCTATGGAATGATCTCATGTTTCACCTTCAAGAAGCCTAACGGTTTGCTTTACTGGCAGGGCGACGCGGGCAAGGCGTTTCTGCTTTCAAGCACATCAGCAGGGAAGACCCGCTGGCGATCAGGGGCGAAGCCCTGTCCAGTGCAAGCATTGTTAGGCGTGTGACCATTGAAAAGCGGACTTCAAAAACTCACGCACCTTTTTATTCGGTATCATTTGGCTAGGGTATTTGTTTACCCACCACCATTGAAATTCAGATAAAAGCCAAAAGACTATTTGTTTTGCCATGTAGCACCTAGACGCAATCTATCTCGACAAGTTTTTTTACAAGTTCTTGCAACTGGCTTATCGTCATCAAAATATCAACATGACCTTTTCGCGTTTCTTGCCTGAGAACAATAGCGTTATATTCCTCAACATAAAACACGGTAACTTCTGCTACTGGATGATCTAAAACAATCTCTTTCATAACCTATGCCTCTCGAAGAAAACGCCTAACTATTGTTTATATAGTAAGTGTAATACGAAAACCACTAACAGATAATTTCAAGTCGCCACGTTCAATCGCCTTCATTTCAGAATTTGAAAGCCTTATATTGCGGACAAGTTTTGGATCGTTGGATGTATTTCTACCAACCTTTACGAGTTGATATTTATACCCGTCCAGTGTTCCAAATGTAACAACGGCTGATGATTTTCCGCAAACATTACACGTGCAGAACTTATCACCTTGTTGAACTGCTTTGTTCGTTTCGTGGTTTCCGTATGGACATTTCATGGTATTTGTTGCCTTGCCTCCCGCCCGGTCAAGAGCGACAAGAGCGGGAGGACGGGGACGGGGTTATTTGAACGGGCTATCCAGTGCGGCTAATGCTTTTGCAAAATCGCCGCCGTTTTCTTTTACAATGGCTTGACCTTCGATATTGGTCAATCCCATCTTATGAGCTTCCGTCCAAAACGCGGTAATTGCATCCTGTTTTGGGTCAATGTTACGAATGCGTATCCCACTTACTATTTTATTGCCATACGGGATATTGTGATCAACATAAAGAGTAATTTGTTTTCCGACCCAGTTCTTTTCAATGTCTGTTTTTCCGAACATAGCAACAAGAGTTCTGTTGTTTGTGACATTGGTAGCAAGTTTCTTTTTCTCTTCAACAAATGAAAGGTCGCCCTTTCGCTCTTCTTTGCCGGTGGTTTCGTCGGTGTAAATCTTGGGTACAATGCTTTTGATTGTCAACAGCATTTCTCCAACAGCTTCAACGTCATCTGATTTCAAATATTGTGATTCGGGGAATAGTTCATTAGCGTCCATTTTAGTTTATCCTTTTTAGTTATAGGGCGTTGCCCATGTTTGATTTGTGTCCTGCATACCGGCGGGACTGCGGGCGGGACGTGCGGCGAGGTACTAGGCGGCTGGCAACTCCTTAATAAATGTTAATAGTTCTTTGTGTAATTCTTCCCGCGTTTTATCCGCATCGTCAAAATTGTCAATAATACTATCTATAATTTGACTGTTTGTTGTTTCGGGTGTAACAATGGCGTATTCGTATTCATCGCCATTTTCAAAACTTTTTACAGTAAGTCCATGAGGGGCTAGGGCTTCACTTATATCTTGAAAAGTTGGTTGTTCCTTCCAATCAAATCTTATCCATGTAATCATTATTCACCGTCCCATGTATAGGAGTGTATTTCATGATTGTCAACTAACGCGCCGCGTGACTTTTGGGAATAGCTGGCGTATGGGCGTAGATTTCCATTTTCATCCAGCGCAATATCGGCAGCATTTGCTGTCCGCTCTGTCGTGGTGCGCGGCAATGGGCGCACGCTTCCATTTGTCGCAGGATTAACGTGCCGCGTCATTTTCTTTTCAGCCTGCATAATAATACCGTCAACCTTTTTATCGTCGTCACTGCCTAGTGTCATCATAAGTTTCATGCCCTCTTCTAATTCTGCTTTGGTGGTGAGAAGTTCTGCAAGATCGCCCATGGTCATTAACCATGATGGAATTGGCGAGGCAGGACTAAATGATTTTACATATTGTAGTAATTCAATTTTCATGGTCTTATCTCCTATTTTTGCCAAAAATGTTTGGGCGGCTTTACATGCGCGTGCGGCTTGTTCTGCGTACCGCGCTCGCCGTTCTTATTGTCAAGCTGCCGGATACTTTCAAAAGGATACTTGGGCGTAACCTTGATGTCCTGCTTTGTGCCTGATGTGCTTATCTGTACTGAGGGCGTTAGATTTGTTTTAGTCATGGTATCCTTTCTAATAAGTTGCGGGAGGCAGATTCGGACTGCCGACCTGAACGTTATGAGCGTTCCGAGCTAACCACTGCTCCATCCCGCAATATCTCAGGTTGGCTTATCGCTTCCGCCTGTTTGTCATTCATATAACGCATAAATTGAAATATCAATTCCTTTGCAGATAACGTCCCGGCTCCATTTGCAAGTTGGTCTGATATATACTTCACGGTATTTTTGAAGTATTTTTGAGCGTCTGGTGAAAGCTCCAAAACGCACTCATCAAATTTATTGGCTCTTATTTTGGTTACATCTTTATTTGTCATATGCTTATTCTACAATGAAATACTCCAAAATTAGATTAGAGAATGGTTAGCTTAAGTTGAAAACGCAAACTTAAGCTAACTGTTTTTTATTTGATTTTATGCTAATATGACATCGAAGCGTTTCATGGCGCTTTCTCCTCTGGAAGCCCCGCCCGTTTCGTGTAAATCAGTCCGACTTAGCAGTAAACAGGAAAATGGCGGGCGGGGTGATGAGGATACCTTTACAGAATGAATACGGGCACGATCCGCCCGTTTCAGGACTTGCCCGTCAATGCTTCCCTTAACAGTTCCATTGACGGGCAACATTACGAAAGGATAAACAATGACAATCATCCATTACGACGAAGCCCCGCCTGATACATTGGAACCCTGGCACATTATCAAGGCGAAGCAATACGACCATGATACTGCCGCATGGCTTGAAGATAAGCATATTGAAGAGGCTTGGATTTGGACAAGCGAAACAATAGGGCGCGTGGTGGCTTACGTAAAATGAACGCGATCACGTCTCAACGCTTGACAGAACTCAGGCAAGCCAACCAGCCGCCAAAGAAGCTGAGAGTATGCCGCAAGTGTGGACCTACCGCTGGCAGCTTCCCAACGCACGGTAATGTCTGCCATGCTTGCAAGGCGGAGTACGGACGCAGGCACCGGGCAGAGATGAAAAAAATTGCCTCTTGTATTTCTGGTAATTCGTGATAATATTAATGCGTAAGACAAACAGCGTGCGGACGCTAATAAAAAATAACGGGCCAAGAAAGTCGTTTTTCTTTGGGTTTGTGGCATCCCTGCCCGTTGGGAGTCCGCAAGCCGCAAGCCCAAAGAAAGCCGACTTTTTTTAACCCTAAACACTGAGGACAAATGAGCATAAACGCACTCGCAAAACTAGACAAAGCAACACAGATGTTAGCAGAGGCGAAGAGCCTTGATGAAGTAAAAAACATCATGGACATTGCAGAGGCGGCACGGACATACGCCAGAGCCGCAAAGCTGGGGCTTGAGGCGTACAACCATGCGGCGGAAGTAAAAGCAAGGGCAGAGCGCAAGGCGGGCGAGTTTTTAAAGCAGTTAGATCACGGACAAGAGGGAAGGCCATCAAAACTATATCAGGCTGATAAAGTTTCCGACTTCAAAGAAGTTATAGAAGAAAACAATATTCCTGTCGCATCCGCTTATCGCTGGCAACAAGTAGCAGAAATGCCAGAATTGGTATTCGAAAAACATCTTGAAGAAATGCGCGGCGAAAGACCTATTACCACAAGCGGGATGATAAAAGAGTTAAGGCGTGATGAAGCGAAGTCTAACTTGATTGATATAGGGATTATGGAAACTAAAAAAGTCAACGGGGTTTACGATGTAATAGTTATTGACCCGCCCTGGGTTATGGAAAAAATAGAACGAGACGTAAGACCCAACCAAACATCTTTTGATTACCCACCTATGGAATTAGAAGAAATAGGCGCACTACAAATACCATGTGCCGATGATTGTCATGTGTTTTTATGGACAACTCAAAAATATTTGCCTTCCGCATTTAAACTTTTAGATGTTTGGGGTTTGAAGTATGTTTGTACGTTCAATTGGCACAAAAAGGGCGGTTATCAAGTTGTGGGATTACCTCAATATAATAATGAGTTTGTTTTATATGGACGTAAAGGAACGCCTATTTTTATTGATACCAAAGCATTTAAGACATCCTTTGAAGGTGAACGGACTGGACACAGTGAAAAGCCCGAAGAGTTTTACGAAACACTGAGACGCGTCACGGCAGGGCGTAGATTGGATATGTTCAATCGTCGTAAGATTGATGGGTTTGATGGATGGGGCAAAGAAGCAAAATGAACTTTACTCAAGATTTCGATTGGCAAACAAATTTTTATCAATACGTTAAACAAATACTTTTATTGAATAGCATAAGCCTAATAAAAATAGATGTTGCAGACGAACACGCAGACATGAAGCAAGCAACCGACTTTATAGTAAACGTGAAAGGCGGAACAGTTGCGGTAAGGATTAGGCGCAGTATCGGAAGTCAATATAAAGACTTAACAATACGATCACGCAGACCTTACGGAACCGAGACAGAATTGCAAAAGATAAGAAAAGGATTTGCCGATTATTACCTTTATATTTGGACGCAGGAAGAAAAGGTTATTGATTGGTGGTTGGTGGATATAAATAAAATTAGAAGTACAGGAATGCTTGATAAACAGAGAAGAGAAATATGGAATAAGGATAAAAGTTCAGCATTTATAGCAATAAAAGAAATTGAATTGAAGAGCATAAACGCATTAATTAGCACAATGAATAGTATATAAGCCACTCCGCACTAAACGCTGGAGCTGTCAGCGGCGGGATAGGCGATGTGAGTATCATTTATACAGGAGACTCAGCTTTAGGGTGTTCGGTAAATGATGGAAACTCCAATACTGGCAGAAATTCTTTTACGGTATCGCGTAAAAGATACATAGTAATAAACCAGATACAAGCCTCCCGGCGGGTGTGACTGACCACAACACCGGGGCGGAGTAGCGAACGCAAATTAGATCACCCTCAAACCTCTACGAACAACGAGAGGCACGCGCCCTAAGTCTATCAGACTATAAATGAACTGGAACTATACGAACGTCAACTAATGCCAACGCGGAATAGATGCGTTTCAACAGGCGAGTAATTTGGCTATAGTTGAGAATTGCAAGCAAGCGATAACCCATACGCCCTAAGGTGCAATTCCTGAGTGAAGTCAGACATGCAAGGACAAGGAATAACTGCGCTTCGCTCCTACCCTCCGCCCTAAGGTGCGAACCAGACCATAAAAAAAGAAGAGGTAAACAATGACAATGAGTATACAGGAAGTAGCGAAACAAGAATATAAAGAACGCATGAAGCAACGGCTTGCAGGTGCGCCGCTTCCATTAGAGATACTAATGCAGAGCGATGACAAGATAACACAACAGCAACTTGACGCGATAAACAAGCAGCCGAACAATTACGAGAATCGGGAAAGGATACCAGAGCCGTTATTAGTTTACGCGGATTTGTATCACGAACTGACCGGGCAGGAACCGACAAAGCGGACGTTTACCGACTTTGTAGATACCTTTTGGGCATGGAAGGATGAGAAGTTGCAACCCGATCACATCCGCATGGCTTGGGCGCAAGCGCAAAGCGACAAAGGCTTTACGGTTGGACGTCCTGGCGCGTTGACGGTCACGGCAATTGGGATGAAAAGCAAGGCAAAGCCCGCCATGCCGACGTTGAACACAGAAAAGATAGAACAAACAAGAGCGATGATAGAAGAGCGAAAGGCGGCTGAAACTACCTATGTACCCCGCCCCGCAAATGTAGCACGTCCGAGAATTGCAAAGACAGGACAAAGATAATGAGTGAATTACAAGCCCCTTATATTGTACGTGATGAAATTATGGATAGATGGTGTGAGCTATCCTTGATGAATAACATCCCTGATATGCAAGAATACGCCAAAGACTGGCAAAGGTTGGCAATCCTGGCTAATCAAAACGGGCGATACTCAACAGCGCAAACATGCCGCACACGCGCAGAACATTATTGTAATATGGCAGGCGGCGAATATATCCGGCTTGTTGAAGGCTGTTTTGCAGAACTGATACTGGTCCCCGCCTGTGCGGGAGAGGAGACGAAATGAATAAAATAATAAAGTTTATAAACCGAATGATTATCTTTTTTGACTTATGGGGTGATTACTGGTATGAGGTTAAAATTGACGCAAAGTGGGCGTGGGAACTGGCAGGTATATTTGAAGAGCATTCAGACGCGCTTGAAGGATTTGAGCCGTTATGATGCGCGGCGATATGGTCCAGGCGTTGCTGGCACTGCTTGTCATAGCCGCAATTTGGCAGGTGATGAACTCTTGACATGGGGTTTTTTTTACTTGACAGTTAGAAGATATTTTCGTATAATGCAAGTCATGGATATTGAAAAGAAACATAAACAACTATTAGAGGCGCAAAGCCAACGTCACCCGACACTAACTATGTCTGAAATGGGTGACGTTTTGGGTTCGGAAAGTTCTGGTTATATCAGTTGGCTGCTTGAAAAGCTGGTGCGGCTGGGAATGGCAGAGAAGATACAACGGGGCGGAAAGCACGTTTACCGGATCGTTGATAGTTACAAACACAACCCGGAGTCGCATGAATAATTTTGAACTTGCCCGCCTGTTATGGTCTCAGGCGGATGCAAAGCGGTGGCGTGTGGCGCGCCTTGCCTATCAATTGCGGAGCCGGCGCGATGTCCTGAAAATGGCAAGCGCAATCGGACGCGGTGAGGATACCGTAAAAAATCTGTCGGATGCTTATACTCTTTTCGTCCAATTGCTAAAGTATTCATACAAGAATGGTGGCAATTCCGAACCGATTAGGAAGTTACGGCGCAAGTTTCCATATACCCGCTGGGCGGTGGTTTGCCGTAACTGGCGCATCCATGAGTTTGATTTGGAAGAGGCGCAGGACTGGCTTGAGAATTTCAGCGGCGGGAATGACGCGATGGAAGCGGAGATCGAAAACAAGCACGGCGCGCCAGAGTGGGAACGCAGAGCCACCATAATGTATAAATGGGCAAGCAAGTTAACCACAGATTTTGGAGTACCTACCCGATTAGTAAGGGCGTCAAAGATATTTGTAAAAGAGTATGATTTAGCTTTTCCAAAGGTGCAAAAATGAGCGGATTCAATCTTACCGACTGGATGCTTGACGAAAAGATAGCGCGGCACTGGAAACAGGCGCATAATATTATCGCAGGCTTGCAGCTTGACCAACTCTATAATACGGGCGAATACGAGCAGTGTAAGTCACGCGCCCGGCTGTACAGGGATTGGCGCAATGCTGGCGAAGAGCCAAAGATTGCATACGCTAAGGCGATTGCAGGCGAGAAAGTTCCCGCTCCGATGTTTGAGGAAGTATTACACGCGCATGAGTAACATTACTAGAGCCGCAGATCAACACCTGGTTATGGCGGCAATCCATCCGAAGCCGAAGCCGGTCAAGACAAAGAAGAAAATCAAGCGTGAATCCCCCGATATGTGGTTTAGCTTGTGTGTTAGGGAACGTGCAAACTGGACCTGTCAGGCTTGCGGCAAACATTACGAGCCACAATATACCGGAGCCGGATTACCTAAAAATCAGGGTTTACATTGTAGTCACTACATCGGACGCGCTAATTATTCTGTAAGATTTGACCCGTTAGATGCTGATGCTCATTGTTACGGTTGTCATTCAAAGTTTGAACAAAACCCGCATGTTTTCAAGGAATGGAAACTCTCGCAACTTGGTATGGATTTTTATGAAATCCTTATCGAAAAGTCAACCGACATTATGATTGGGAAGCAAGCGAGACAAGAAAAACAACAAATTGCAGAACATTACAAAGACGAATTTTACAGAATGATGAGCATTAGGTCTTTGGGTATAACGGGAAAGCTGGAATTTCAAGGTTATTTCTAATAGGTGACAAATGCTTGATTGGATGATTAGAAAAGCAGACGAACGACAGATTGCAGAACTGGAAAACAAGGCAAAGATCACCTTGCAGCGTGCCAACAATTTCCCAACCCTGTTCAACTGGACACAGGCGGCGGCATTGGCGAAACTGGCAGGGCTGGATGAGGTTGCCGAACAATGCCTGGCAAAAGCCGCGAGTGGAATTGATGATTTACGAATTTGATAATTATGAATAGGTGACAAAATGAAATCAGCGGATGAACGGCAAATTGAAGAGTTACAGCGCGGGCTAGAAGATAAGGCGCGTGCGGCTAGGAAGCTGGCGCGGGAGTATCCAACGGTTGGAAACTGGATACGGGCGGCGGAGTTGTGGCGTGTGGCAGGTGATGAGCATATCGCCGAACAATGCGAGTTTGAAGCGGACAAACTGGAAGAAAATGAGTGATAGGTCTTCTCTTGTTCGGTCTAGTATGTCTATTTCTGTCCTTGTTGCAGTTCACGGCTGCGCCGCAGGTCAAGCGCGGGCGGCGGCTGATGTCAGTCATTATCGAGGACGGCAAAATAAAGCGGTATTTGGAGGTATGGAATGAGTGAAAAAAAAACAGTTGCGGGATTATTGCAAGCGCAAAATGAAGAGGAAGGTTGGATCTCAAAAAACGTGGTGGGTAATGCCCCGCTGATCGTAGCTGCATTTTCCAACGTTGTGGTGATCGTTTCCGATGTCCGCGCCTATGATGTCATCTATGGATTGACTCAAAGCATTTGGAAGGCTCTGGCAGCCTCATTTGCCTGTGCAATCCCCTTTATCATGTGGGAAGTGTCTTGGCAGTACAATCACACAACCGAAGGTTGGCGTAAAGGTTCCTTGATTATGGCTGGTATCGCCTTTATAACTTCGATAATCTTAGGTGTGGCTGATTTCATTCCTACCGCTGATACTGATGCGACTGTGGCGGTATGGCTCTTGGGTGGCGTGGTTATCGCTACCGGTTTGCATACGATTGTCGGGTTCCTGTATTACTACAATGACCCGGACGTAGCGCGCAAGCGGCGCAAGGCTCAATCATTAGCGGCGATGTTAGATCAAGAAATGAACGCCAAAGTTGCTGAAAACCTGCTTGAAAATGGCAATACGTTACTGAGTACAATCGAAGGGCTTGAAAAGAAATATACACCCGAAGAGGTTGAGGCGGTACTTCGGATTTTGCGCGGCGATAAAAAGCAACAGCCAACAGAGCGCAGAGCTAGCAAGCCACAGCAGCCAACACTAAGGTACGCGGCTTCCGATGAGACATTGCCAACACTTGCCCCAAAAGCACAGGGGCCAAACGGGACAAAGCCCCAAAACCAGCCCTAAACGTTGCACAGGCTTATCAAGACGAACAGGAAGTCACTGCCACTAGCCAAGATGACCTATCAGCGATTTTCGAGGCTCTGTGTCAGCCTAGTGGCAGTCAGGCAAAATTCAGGAAAAAATGGCTAGAGTTCGATTGTCAAAAAGGTGTCCACCATGGCAAATTCGCCACATACGAAAATAAAAGCAGAGTTAGAGAAAAAGGCGGTTACGTCGGACGTTTCGACGCTGCCACTAGGCTTGGAGAGTATGGTAAAAGGCGTGTCGAAGAGTTCATTATCTCCCATGACTGCCACTATCCAGAACGCTTTACGCAAGACCTGGACGAGTGCGGAATTAGAGGTATTGAGGTCAAAGGCTGGGCTAGTGGCAGGAGCTTTAGCGGACTTTCAAGCGGCGGGCGGCCTAGTGGTAGTGAGGAAGGTAATCGTCAATGAGCATATCCAATTCCCTAAAATCATCCTAGTGGCAGGCGGTATCAGTATTAATATCAATGAAACTATTGACGGGATCGGATTTGACCTAGTGGCAGTAAAAGAGGCAGAAAAATGTATATAATAATCGGTGCGGGTGTTCTGGTTATTGTGTTAGTTCTGGGACTGGTGGTATCCATCAATGTCTATTCGTCCCGTATTTCAGAACGAGATAACGAAAAGGATGAAACATGAAATATCTATTTATTCTTGTCCTCTTGTTGGCAGTTTTAGCTTGCGGCATTCAAGACCCGTTACCGCTTGCGCCTGCTGCTACTTCCATCCCTGTTAGCAATGCCGCTGTTATTCAGATCGGACCAACGCATACTGAGCCGGTGCGGATGACAGTCTGCAACAGCGGCGGCTTGAATATCCATACAAGACCTGGACAGGGTGAACCGTTGGCAAGGAAAGACCCGTTACCGGATGGGCTGATAGTTTCATTGACAGGCAACGAATTTACCCCTGTTTTAATCCCCTGGTATGAGGTTGAGGTTGGTTTATATTTGACCGGCTGGGTTAGTTCAAAATATCTATGCAAATAGTGGTATAAAGATATAGCCCGTCCAGTTCGGCGGGCAAAAGGAAAAGTGATGCCTAAAAAAGATATAACGTTGATACCTTTCGCGGATATGCAAACGGGAAGTATGGCGGCGCTGCATCCGGGTGTCGTAAAAATAAACGGAAAATACAAGTCACTTTTGGAGGTTGGGGGATGGAATTACAGACACAATAACCACTATTTTCTATCCTCAAAACAAGAGAAGATTTGGGACCATTTGAATATATGCCTTGAAGCCGGCGCAAAGGCTAGGGATGGAAATAAACTGATATTATTCGAGATGGGCGAAGCGATAGACGGCGACCATCACGGGACACATGAACTGGTAACAAGGAATATAGGGGAGCAGAAAGATACACACATCCAACTTTTTCAATACATCAAAGAAAAATTGAAATATCAAAGGGGCGATGAACTATACTGTTTTGATAGTACCTACGTACATTCAGGTGATGAAGAGTCAAGTATTGGGGCGCAACTTGGGGCGTATCAATTCCCCGGCGGGCTGTACAGCACCTCATTTTTAGAGGCGGTAATAAATGGGAAGCTGGTTTGGGCTTATCATCAGGGAGTACAGGCGGGCGAATATCCAAACAAAGGCAATGCAGAGATAAACCAACTTAAGCGCATCTATTACACCTGTAAGGTCGAGGGCGTGCCTGTTCCTGACTTGATACTTACCGCTCACGTACACAATCCAGACCATGCGACCTGGACAACGCCCGACAATAAAACAATGCACTATGTTATCCTCCCTAGCTGGCAGGATAAGACTCGTTATGTTAGGGATAAAATGCCGGTTACTAAAAATAAGGTTGGATTGCAGATTATTCAGATCCCGGCAAACGGGGATATAAAAATTGAAGAGCCAATATTGATGACCTCTTTGCGTGGTGATGTGGTGACGATATGAAAAAGATCATACTTGTTTTGTCGCTGGTGTTAGTATGGATGTACGTTTCTACCGTTTTGCCGCTTATCCGTAAATATGGGATATGGCTGGAAATGAGGAAACCATGAAAGAAACTATTGCAAAACTGATTTGCATCGCGGCAATGGTGCTGTATATTATTGCCCTGAACATTGATGCACGGGCAGCACGTTATCAGTTACGGCGTTTTGTAGATGAGCATAAGTGATATAATGCGCCTGTCGACAAAAATCTATTAATAGGAGATATAAAAAATGATTACGTTACCGAATGAAATTGTTGTTTTGCTTGCGGCTGGTATTGGCTTCCTTGTCACCAACGGCTTGAAGTCCCTGTTCCCGAATTGGGATATTAGCGGCTCCGCAGCGCAGATCACCGCCGCCTTTGTAACGGTGGTTGTGGCACTGGCAAATCAAGGGCTTGCCCTTGTACCCGTCCAATATCAGCAAGTGGTACTGACCGTCTTTACTTTGATCGTCACGGTGCTTGGTGCGTTTGGTATCCATTACTCGCTGAAAGCACGCGCCAAATAGTCCCTCCCTTCCGCGCCTAGTTTGGTTCCACGTTTAGGGCGGGATAACAGCGGGGCGGCTCACTACGAGCCGCCCCCCATGATTGAGGCTTATTTTGAATGAAATACCAACCGGCTTAATTGCGGTATCGGCGTTGATAACAACTGTCCTTGTATTTACGCACGATGAGCATAAACCCATATCACTTAAGATATTTGCACTTACTACATTTACGCAATTTTTGATTTACGTTTATTTCACATATTTTGACCTTTCCCTTCTTGACAAGCAATTGATAGCGCGGGCAAATGTATTGTTGAATTGTATAACCCTGTCCACCATCCTGATATTTGCAAGGTTGAAGTAATGGAGCTGGGCGTTTTTATTCAGATTCTAATTGCCGTGTTGACGATAATGCTTGTTGCATGGCAAACAAGATCAAAAGTACATCTTGATGGCTCTCAGGAAGAATTAAATTACCGGGATTTATACATTGGGCTGAAAACTGAAATAATAGAGATAAAAAAGGAAAGGGAGGTAGACGCTGCAAAGACAAAAGAACTTGAAACTATGATGAAAAAGAATAGGGTATTGATTGCCCTGGCAATTGAAATGGGCGGGAAAGTGGAATTGGAAAGTTACGAATGGTTTAATGAAGATATGGTAAAAGTCGAATGAAATGCGGTGCTTTATTTGCGGGCAGGTGCGGGATGAGTTGGTGGGCGGGTTATGTGCCTATTGTGCGCTTGAGTTCTACATAGCCAACGAGCGTAAAAGGTTACTTTTGACCTATCAAAAGATGCTTGATGACCCAGACCTACCGCAAAAGTTTGTAGATATTATTCAAAGATTATTAAGCGGTATCCCTTTCAAATAGATTATAATATTGCCATGACCCTGCCAGCATATACAGACGTAAAGACAATTTATAAAATAGATAGGGTGTACCATCGCCATGATTACAAATGGGAAGTGTCCGAAGATGGTACTTTATTCGCTTATTGTCCCGGCTGTAACCAGAAGTGGACGGCTTTGGAAATACTAGAACTACTCAACCAACAGGTGAAATAATGGTCAAAGGAACCGCAAGGCTAAAGACGAACTTGAAACTAATGGCGGGCGGTAGCACGCCTTTTGATTATCTGTACATTGGCGATTCCTGTTATGGTACTGAAATCGCAACCGACATTATCAATATAACGATTGTGGAACGGGTAACGGGAGTTATCACCATCCTGGCGCAGCCGTGCAAGGCATACAAGGCTAATTTGATAGTGACGCAGAATGCAACGCCTCCCGGTAATCCTCCGCCTGTTGAGCCGCCTGCTGAAAAGGAAAGAATGATAGTCCAGTATTCAACCGATGGCGGCGTTACATGGATAACAGATGCGGATGAGATTTGGGAGAGGGTATCGTAAATGCTCAGGACAATTAGAGCCGGGCAAAACCCTAAAGTATATGTAAAAGTTGTACCTAACCCTTTATGGGGTTGGGCACGGATTTTGCATAACAAAGACCGATTTGACAATGTGCCTGAAACGTTGGCTCCCGATGAGGCGTTTACTCAGGATTATCCAATTGTTTACCCTGATGGCGTCAGGTTGGGTAATCTTGTACCCTGGAAAAAAATAAACTCTAATATAGACTGGTGGCCACACTATGACGAGATAAATAATCCTGCGGCGCGGCTATGGGGTCGTAACTATGAATCCATGTGTTTTAATGATGGGATTGGCGGGGTAATTGATGACACAAAAAATGTGAACATTCGTCCGGATGACGGGGGCGGCAATATCTTTGCCTTTGATGCCCGTTCCGCAGATGGTAAATTCTTGAGACAAGTATGCTTTCAAAATACTCAAAGCATTATCGGATTAAAGCAACGTTATTTCGATGACCCGTTTTACAGATACGTGTATTATTTTTACCCATCTGCGATTAACCGGGCGGGCAGTATATTCAAGATCGGCGGAGGCAGTGAGCAGGGATTGGATATTTGGGTTCCCCGTATTACGGCGGGTGAGCGATGGATACCGGTAGAGAATTGTCAAATGCTGACAACCTTTCCCACTGGCTGGACCTATCTCAATGTACTTGCGCCATGATTAACTTTATGCTGTTTTGCCTGATATGCGTATGCCTGAATTGCATATATAAGTTGTTGATCCAATGAGCCGCTATACTTTGTGCAAGTGTGGAGCTAGGATACGCAAGCCAAAGCGCAAATGTGAGGCGTGTAAAAAAGGTAAAAAATAGCCACTATCAGCGGACAGGCTTTTAGTGGCTCAACTGGTGGCGGCAAATCGTACTCATCTCTTTTCGGAAATGCGACCACATCTAGGGTAATTTTACCACATATAGACAACCTTCGATATTAGGACTACAATTAAGCAAATGACACTACCAACAGTTAACAGTGAGGAAAAACAGCATAAAATGCCAAAAGGGAAACCTTTTGTAAAGGGCGATCCGCGCATAAATCGCAAGGGCGCGCCTGTTCGTGGTCAATCATGGGCGGATACTATCAAGCGTATTACAGATATGACCGCAGGCGAGGCGATTGAATACGTGGGGGAAAAGTCAAAGGTTGGAAAATTGCTAAAAGAACTCCCTGTTGATTTACCGATAAAAGATGCTCTTATTTTCATATCAATTATTCATTATGGACGCGAACCCAACGCCCGTATGCTGGCAACTCTTACAGATCGTGAGGAAGGTAAGCCAAAACAGGCACTTGATTTATCCAACAGTGACGGTACTCTGGCTCCGCCAAAGGTTATAGAAATTGTTAGAAACTATACCAATACCAAAGACGAGTAACCTAATCAGTTATGACGGCATAAAACTGACACTAAACTTGCACCCTGGACAGACACAGGCGCATGATAGTACAAAACGCTTTGTGTTCATCATAGCGGGCACGCAGAGCGGCAAAACGTCCTACCTCCCGATATGGCTTGACAGGGAAATAAGGGAAAAAGGTCAAGGTGATTATCTGGCAGTTACCAGCACATACGACCTGTTGAAAATGAAGTTCCTGCCAGAGTTACAAAATTATTTTTGTCATTTGTTTCAATGGCAATTCAGCGCAAGCGAAAAGACAATATACAGGCAGGATAAGCCGCGCATGTTCACCCGTATTATTTGCCGTTCTGCGGATGCGGAAGGCGGGCTAGAATCAGCGAGTGCAAAAGGCGCGTTATTTGATGAGTGCGGGCAGGATGGTGTAAAGGTTGGTGCATGGGAGGCACTGCAAAGACGGCTATCATTATCAGGCGGGCGCGTGCTAGGTGGTACAACGCCCTATAATCTAGGCTGGCTTAAGACACAGATATTTGATAAGTGGAGAGGCGGCGATCCTGATATACAGGTAGTGCAATTCAAGTCAACCATGAATCCATCCTTTCCTGTTGCTGAATACGAGCGGGCAAGACGAACATTACCGGCATGGAAGTTTGAGATGTTTTACAACGGTAACTTTAGCCGCCCAGCCGGAATGATATACGAGGACTTTTCACAACTTCATATCCTGCCCGCCTTTGACATTCCCGCTGATTGGGCGCGTTACCTGGGTGTTGATTTTGGCGCGGTGCATACTGCCAAGATATGGATAGCGCAGGACCCTAAAAGCAAAATATTCTATTTATATCGTGAAGCATTGGAAGGCAACAAGACAACAGCGGAGCAAGTCGCAAGCGTCAAGCAATACAGCGAGTACAATTTGAGGGCATGGGGCGGGGCAAAGTCAGAGACGCAGCCGCGCATGGATTGGGGCGCGGCGGGGTTACATATAAGCGAGCCTCCTGTTTGGGAGGTGGAAAGTGGTATAAACAGGGTGATTGCATTATTGAAGGAAAAGAAATTATTTGTATTTGATACCTGTATTGGTATCATAGACGAGTTTGGAACGTATAGCAGGGAACTGGACGCCAACGGGCAGTCCACAGAAAAGATAAAAGACAAAGCAACTTATCATAGGCTTGATGCTTTGCGCTATGTCGCAAGCGGGATAGACGCGCCCGCCGCCGCTCAATTAGTAGATTTTGCATGAGGTAAACATGACCATTATTGACACACTATTCAATCGTTTTGGATTTATCAGCCAAAGGCAATTCGAGGATAAATTATCGGAAGCAGTAAAAAGCGAACTAGACAGGAAGTTACCGCGCTGGTTGGGTGAGACAGCGGACGCGCAAAAATGGGATATGCCAAACCCTAGCATCTACGCAAATCAAGCGGACTTATACCGCCTGTCCCCTATTCTTGGCACGGCTGTTAGTATCCTGGGTAATGACTTGGGAACGGCTAAACCAAATGTAAAGCGCATGGTGGGCGAAGAGGTACGGGACATCCCCAACCATGAGTTTGAGTTACTGTTACGCAATCCCAACCCCGCTGACAGTGGCTTGGAACTGATGCAATATACAGGTAGTAACTACCTATTGAACGGTAATGCGATATGGTGGCAGAACAAAGCGGGTGAAAATGAAAAGCCTTTGGAATTGTGGCCTATTCCATTTTCACAAGTCGCACCCATACCGGACAAAAATCTATACATTGACCATTATGATTACTTCCCCGGTAATGGCAAAGCATCCATGCGGCTTGAAACGTGGGAGATCGTACACTTCAGGACATACAACCCCGCTAATCGTTTCGTAGGATTATCGCCGCTCGAGTCGTTGTTTATGACATTGCAGGGCGATTTAGCAATGCGTAAAACGAATACCGTCAACTATGCGTCATACGGTGGCGCGCCGCAAAGCATCTTATCATTCAAGGAGTATGTGAATGAGCCTGCCTGGGGCGATATAAAGAAGGAAGTACGGGACGCGGCAAAGAGAAATGAAATGATGATGTTACGTGGTGTAGGCGACGGCGTGACATGGATGCAGCGGGCATTATCGAATAAGGACATGGATTTTGTAAGCGGACTAAAGCAGAACATGACCGATGTGTTTAATCGGATGTGTCCTGGCTTGCTTTCCATGCTGTCAGAGAGTGCAACGGAAGCAAATGCACTAGCGGCGCGCGCCACGTATTCTGAGAAGACATTATGGCCGCTGATGGAAGTCATCGCGCAAAAGTGTACAACTGACATCTTGCCTCCCTACGGGCGCAAGCTGGTAATGGTATTCGATGACCCGCGCGTAGTGGACAAGAAGCTCAAACTTGAAGAGCAGGCGGTATATGAGAAGAGCCATACATTGGAAGAAATACGAAAGGAATTTTATCAGGATGACCCGCTGGGTGATGAGCGGGACGATTTGCTACCCTCTCAGATCAATGCACAGACGGGCAAGCCAACGCCCCCGCCTCCCGCTATAATCCAACAGCCGCCAACGCAACAGCCGCCCGCAGAGGATACGCCTGTTGACACCATGACTAACGATGCCAGTACTGAGACGGTAAAAGCGGACCTGATGCGCTGGAAACGCTATGCAATCAGGACGTTTGGAAAATCAGCAATAAAATTTGATAGTGACCGGATACCGGATGAACTATACAGAACTATTGCGGCAAAGTTGAAAAATTGTAGAAATGTCGGGGAAGTTGCGGACGTATTTGAGCAAACAAAGCCGCCTAAAATGGATTCAGTCTTTTATCTGGCAAAGGTAATTGAAAATGCCGTTTATAAAATCTAGTTATCTGAGGCTTGCAATACTGGCTGTCCCTGATGTAATCAGACATCTATCAGGCAAGGCGCGATTTTTAGCGTACACACCAACAGCTTACAAGACCTATGATTACATGCTAAAACAAATCGAAGGACTGGTACGTGGCGTATATAATGGCAATATCGGCGGAAACTTTATTGACCTGATGGCGAATATCATCAGCGGGCAATTGACGCAGGCATATAATCAGGCATGGATTGACGAAGAGGGACAGGGCGATTTTCCCGATTACCTTTCCGCATCGCGTGACAATATGATATTGAGGCAGTATGATTACGTTGACCAATATTACAGGGATGTGGTAGATGCAAGGGTAGACCAAACTCCCATTGACCCGCTGCTTGCACGGGCTGGCTTATGGGCGTTGAGATATACGGAAGCGTACAACGAAGCGGTGCGGCTGATAACTGTGGACAATGGCGGGAATATGATATGGCTGGAAGGCGATACGGAAAAGAAATGTAATACCTGTTTAGCATTGGATGGGATCGTTGCAAGGGCTAAAGAATGGGATACTTTAGGGATACGTCCGCAACATGCCCCCAATAAAAAACTTGATTGTGAGGGCTGGCGGTGCGGGTGTAGTTTGGTCCCGACTGACAAGCGGCGAAGCCCCGGCGCGTATGGCAGGCTTGAAGCGATTGTGGCAGGTATATAATGCAAATATCATTCACGGTTCGCGGACTTGAAAAACTAAAGGCATTCTTGAAAGACCTACCGAGAGGTACGCGGATCGTCGCTGTCCGCGCATTCGCTGAATATATGCTAGGCAATAAGGACAGGGGCTTGCGCCATGAGCCTGATTGGAAGTTCGTCTCACGCGCGGATGCGTATGGCAAAGTGTCTGATGCGCCTGACGGTTACTTTTCATGGAAACAATTCAGGTTTGTGGCGGCAGAAACGGAAGGCTTCACAAAGATACCGCAGGATAGGACGCATGAAATAGCCAACGCCTGGACGGTAAAAGAAAAAGATAGCAACTGGACAAGCGTAAAGATTGAGAATGACGCAAACGGGGCGGGATGGGTATTTGGCGACAATCAAGCAAGGCAACCCGCTCTTGTCGGTTGGCGCAAGTGGCGTGATATAATCAGCACGAACACAAAAGGCGCATTGCAAGCCGCACAACGAGCGGTCAATGAGTGGTTGAAGTCAAAGTAACTTTGTGGTATATTTGTATCAATTGAATAGCATAACGCTATATGCAGAAATTCATAACTGCGGCGTGTCGTAAGGATAACCCCTTACGCCATGCCGCTTTTTTGTTGCGAGGTAATAATGCCCGATGTGAATGAATATCAAGATCAAGAAGAATGGATGAAAGTCTGCGTCCCAAAAATGATGGAAGAGGGCAAGGATAACGAGCAGGCGGTTGGCGCGTGCATGGGAATGTGGGCCAACAAAACAGACGCGATGAAGTATCGCCTGTCCCTGTCAAGCATCAAAGCCGTTGGTGATTGGGAGTTGGACGTACTCGCCATTCCTTTCAATTCAAAGGATAGTGATGGGCAATGGTTTGATACTAATACTGATATTATGCACGAGACATTCAGTACACCTTTAGCCGTTTATCAGCATGGCGTATTACAGGGCGCGAAAGGATTGCAGGACAAGTTGATCGTGGTGGGTAAGACACAGGCGGGCACGCTGCAAAAGAGATCGGACGGCTGGCATATCCGCCTGATATTGGATAAGGGGATTGCACTGGCAAAGCGGATTATGGACGCGGCAAAGCAAGGAATGGTTGCGGTATCGTCCGGTAGTATCAGTCATCTTGCGCGGCTTGACATTGGTAACAAGATTATCCCCTACGAAAAGGATAGACCTGGACGAATAGCGGTATGGCCTTTCGCAGAGATTAGCTTATGGGAAAAGGGCAATGGGAACATGCAACCGGCAAACAGGTTTGCAGTAGCACTGCCCGCAGTAAAAGCAATTTACAAGGATGCGGATGTACCGTTTCCTTTGATTGGTGTCAGTGATACTCACGGCGTTTTGAATAAAACGAAACGCTCGGAGATTACGGATATTCAGCACAAAGCACAAAGTAAGGCAAAAGAATTACTCAAAAAATTAAATAAATAGGAGTTATTGAAATGAACAAAGATACACTTGAAAGGATTAATGTCCTGGCTCATCAGGACGAACTTAGCGAGAAAGAGGTTGAGGAATTGAACAAACTCAATCTTGAAGCCGCGAAAGATGCCGCAAAAAGCGCAGGTGCGCTTGCACTGAAAGCCGCGAAAGAAGAGGCAGACAAGGAAGCCGCTGAAAAGCAGGCTGAGGCAATCAAAGAAGCCGTAAAGGCTGAGGCTGACAAGTGGGCCGCAAAGTCCCGCCGCCTGCCCTCTGGCGAAGCCCCCTACGCCGCGAAATTCAGCGATACATGGAAATATGACAACCTGGATTTGGTTGACTTGTCCCTGTTCGTTGATATGCAAAACGCATTCAAGGCAAAGGGCATTCGTTATGCCGATGGTAATGAGATCAAGATTGACCCCGCCGCGATGAAGTCAATGGCGCAGCGTGTGGCAGACCTGAAAGATGACAACAGTGAAGAAGGGCGCAAAGAAGTTGCTTACGTCAAAGGCTCATTCAAAGCCGCAACCGGTATCGAACCCACCAAAGAAGCCGTTGACGCGGTACTCAAAGGCGCAGTCAAGACCGAAGGCGACCCCGTTTATACCGGCGGCTCGCTGGCTGGTAGTGATTGGGTAGGTACTGCCTATTCGCCCGAACTGTGGCGCAAGATTCGCGCCAATACCAATGTCGTTGGCAAGATCCCGTCCGAGGTAATCCCCGACGGCTATTCCAACAAGACATGGCCGCTTGAGTCAACTGACATGACTTGGTACAAAGTGCCTGAGGTCAGTGCTGGCGATGCGACTTTGCATATACCCGCCGCAACCGTTGCCAGTTCAAAACTTGCTACGGCTAAACAGAACATCACGATTGCCAAAGTCGGCGCGCGTGGCGTCTATTCAGGCGAAATGGAAGAGGATAGTTTAATCCGCTTCTCATCCCAAGCTCGCGCACAGCTTGAAGTCAGTGGACAGGAAATGCTTGAATCTCTGGTGATTGACGGCGATACCGAGACAAGCTCAAGCACCAATATCAACTATATCAATGGCGACCCCGCTGTAACCGCTTACTACCTGGCGTTCAACGGTTTCCGTAAGCTCCCGCTTGTCACTGAAACAACCAACAGCCTGTCAGCTAGTGGCACATTGGCAATCGAAGATTTCTTGAAGATCATGCGCCTGATGGGAACCGCTGGAATTGGCGGCGCGGACCCGAGCAAAGTCAACTTCATCTATGACGGCAATGTGCATTATGCTCTTGCACAACTGCCCGAAGTCAAGACGAAAGATGTCAACAGTGCCGCAACCGTTGAGAATGGTTTCGTTACCCGTCTCTGGGGCGTTGAGGGAATTCCCTCATGGCAGATGCACTCACTAAGCGCGAAGCGCATGGCGAATACCGCAGGCAAGATCAACGGCACTGACTCTAGCAATACCACCGGCTCCGCCCTGTGCGTCCGCTGGGACCAATGGAAACTCGCTTACAAACGACGCATGACGATGGAAGTCACCCGCATTGCAAACGCTGATGCGTGGGAGATCGTCGCCCTTTGCCGCTTAGGACTTGGCTACCGTGACGCGGAAGCCTCCGCAATCCTGTATAACATTGGTGTGTAATCACCATATCCCGATAAGATAGCCTGATGTGAGGCGGTAGCAATGCCGCCTCACGGAGGCAAAAGGATAACAAAATGACAAGCTCAAAATTCCCCTTCATCGCGCGCGGTAATCAGCGGTACATGCTGGTGCAATCCGCAGAACAAAATATTGATAACGGTTCAGGCACGACCGCAGACCAAGTTTTAGTTGGTGACCTTCCAACTGATGCTTACGTAGTGGCGGCGTGGCCTCTTTATACTGAGGCAACTGATACCGCTGGCGTCGCAAGTGCTACATGGTCGCTCGGTATCGCCGCAGGTGGTACAACCATCGTTGCAGCGACGGCATTGCAAGTCTCAAAGGCAATCGGCGCGGCTGGTACAAAAGCAACAATCGTTGCCCCGCTGCTTGCGGCTGGCAATACGCTTTTCATGCGTCACACTGGCATTGCAAGTACTGAGGTTGGCGCGTATCGTTTGCAAGTTTTATTGATGATGAAGCCGTAATGGTAATAGAGGACTTCCATAATATCCACAAAGGCGAGACCTGCTTACTGGTTGGTAATGGTCCAAACTTATTGTTAACCCCGCCTGAGTTGTTTGATTACCCTTCGATTGCAAGTAACACGATTTACAAATACGAAGGATGGAAGCCCTCTTACTATACAGCCGTTGACAGCCGCGTGATGCGTGAGTACGGAAAAGAAATTGATGAAGTTTACAAGGATATTCCCTGTTTTATTCCAACGCCAAATCTGGACAGGTGGCAGGGAGAAAACAAGGTAAGGTTTTATCACCGCCCCGGTCCGTTGTGGCCGCGTGAACAGCCGCTCTATCCGCGTGACTTTTTGAAAGACCCCGGCATAACATACGGCTGTATTATGCACATTCAAATCCAGCTTGCTTTCTTTATGGGCTTTACGACCCTGTTATTTATCGGCATGGAACACAAGCCCGACAAAATAAAAATGCACTTTTGGGGTTGGGATGAACATGACAAGGATACCGCCCCCGTTGATGACTGGCTGGAAGGTATCGCAATTTTGAAGCAAGGCATGAATATAAACATGCTGAATATAAGTCAGGATACCTACGTGCCGGAAAAGATACTACCGCGTGGCGATTGGCAATTATATAAGAGGTAAAAATGATAACTAGGCGATTAGATGTGACGGTTAATTCAAGCGGTGACGGCTCCGCCACCGGTAACGCTGTATTGGGTGCGTTATATGCGGTGCAATTGGTTGACGGTACTTTTGCCGATGGTGTTGATGTGGTTATCACCGCAGAACAGGGCGAGTTATCCATCCCACTGTTGACAAAGGCGAATTTTAATACAGATCAGATCGTTTACCCAAGAGTGTTAGAAGCGTTGAACACAGACGGGACGGCACTCGCAACCTACGCCATGCCTTTGGTAGTTGGCAATCCGAAGGTGGTAGTGGCGCAGGGTGGTACTTCCACATCCGGTTCATTTATTTTGTATGTCATCGAACTATGAAAAAGTCTGTCTTAGTTGTATCTGGTTTTATGAATAGCGCGTTGGGTGATGTGATTGCGCCAACTGTTGCAATCACATCAACTGAAAGCAATGGAACTTTTGAAAATCCCATCCCGCTTACATTTACATTAAGCGAGATTGCAACCGATTTTGCAGTAGGTGATATTACTGTGGGAGCGGGCGGAAGCGTTGGAAACTTCGCGGGAAGTGGGACAAGTTATACCGCCGATTTGACAGTGACTAGCGCAGGTGCAACCATTACGGTAGACGTGGCGGGCGATGCCTTCCATGATGGGGCTGGCAATGGGAACACAGCCGCAACACAATTCAGCATTACATCCGGCTTGTTGCTAAAAGATGAATTTACAACAGATGACGATGCGCCCATGACAACCCCACGAACAGCCGAACCTGGACCCGGTACAATGACGGTCATAGACACAGGCAATCAACTAAGCACTATGGCAGGTAAATTACATGCCGCCTCTGCAACTGGAACAGGTGACCCGCGTGCTTATGGTTCTGTAAAGGTAAGGGCGGCTGGATTGGCGGGCATTTCAAAGGTAACGACAAACTCCGCTATAATTTGGGGCTGGCATTCTGCGACCTCAGCGTATCCGCAAAAAGGCGCATTCCAAAAGAACGGGACGACTCTTCAACTTATTCCTGGTTCTGCGGTTGGTGTTGTTGCGGCAAATACAGATTATGAAACCGCAATTGTTTTACGCTCCGCAGGCGCGTTCTTTCTGATAAAAGGCGGGGCGTTCACTGATTGGACTTTATTATATGTAAATAAAATTCTAACTGACGCGAATGTGTATCACGGCTTTGCCGCAGTTGCCGGGACGATGGATGTCTATTATGACATTGAAGCGAATTTGGGAGCCCCCTGGAACTCTGATTATGGGATTGCCACTGCAAGAACAGCAAGCGCAGGTGTTGGCGATACGATAACCTCAACGGCTGACGCGGTTATTGAGTCAACCTGGACGGCGGTTACTGGTGAGACTTACGAATTAAGTGTAAGGCGCACAGATGACGATAACCGCTGGATAATTAGAGGAAGTCAGGGCGATTCTACAATAAAACTTATCAAGGTTGAAGCGGCGTCAGAGTCGGAAGTTGGAACGGCGGCGTGTGCATTTACAAATGGATTAGCCGCCAGATTTATTGTTGTGACCGCAGGCGATACGATTGCGGTTTATACGGATGACAGTTACAGATACATATATTATGCAAGTGCAACTTTCAACAATACAGCCACAGGAGTAAAGACAAGTCACGCGGCGGCAAACCTTACCGCATATCCAAGAACGATAAGCGGTGCGGCGTTGACTGAGTTGATCCGCCCTCTCTAGGCGGGGGCGTTCCGCCGAACCAAGCGCAGAGACAGGCTTATGTTAATCAAGGTTTTGGTGCATTAGTGTGTTGGAATATGCCTAATTTTGTAGGAACAGAACAAGCAAACCCGGATTTGAGCGTTGATACTTTCGCGCCCACCGGACTTGATATTGATAACTGGCTTGATGCAATTCAGGCGGCGGGCTGTACTTATGCAACCTTGACCGTCAAGCACCATGACGGGTTCTGCCTGTGGCCAACAGCGTATTACGTTGCAGGACATGACCCGTATAGCATTGCAGAAACGACCTGGTATTCAAACAATGGAAGCCCCGATGTCGTGGGTTTATTCGTGAGCAAGTGTAATACTCGTGGTATTTCTCCAAATCTTTATTTCTCGATGTGGGATACAACCTACGAAACAAGATCGGGCACGGATGAAACCACAGACGCGGCGGCATATATAGCAATGATACAAGCGCAGTTGACAGAACTCTTGACCAATTACGGTACGATTGACTCAATATGGCTTGATGGTTGGAGCTGGCACTTAGGGCATACAAAAATCCCCACTGATGTCATTTACCACACCATAAAAGGCTTAAGTCCCAGCACTTTGATTATTGAAAATTCTCACGACCATCCGACATTATTCAGTGAGATTGAACTTTACGAAACACCATACATTCCAGATGGTCCAGTACCGGACGGCAATACCAGACTTTGTGAGGAAGTGGATACGATAAGAGCAGACACAAAATGGTGGGACGTGACTGACAATTTCCGCACTGCCTCTGTAATCAAAGCGGCAATTGCACATGCAAACGCAAACAGCGCAACTTATTTACTCGGTGTGATACCTGGAACAGATGGACATTTATCCGCCGCACAAGTTACAAGATTGGCAGAAATTGGAGCATAAAAAAATGAAAATAAAAATGATTGACAACTTTCAAGGTACAAATACTTTCGGTTACTTGATTGACGAAGGTATAAAAATCACAGTGTTTAGCAAAGAGGATGTTTTGGAGGTTGATGACACTTTGGGCGCGTATCTTGTCGAGAATAAAAAAGCGGTTGAGATCAAGCCCGCCCCACACTATGGAGCGCAGCCCAAACCAGAACCTCGCCATGATGAAGTAATCTATCATCAACAAGTGGAAGATGAGCCTGTAATTGAGCCGATCAAACGCGGACGCAAAGCGAGACATTAATGCAACTAAAAGATTTCCACGACTTGCACAAAGGAAAGACCTGTCTGCTCGTTGGCGTAGGTCCGAACCTGAAATTAACCCCGCCTGAGTGGTTCAACTATCCATCTTTCAGCGTCAATACGATATTCCATTACAAGGGCTGGAAGCCGACCTATTATGTCGGCGTTGATGCGCGGTTATTTAGAGACAACAGAAAAGAAATACTTGATAACTTTAGTGACATTCCAAAGTTCATTCCCCGCCCGGATCAGGACGATTTTGAAGGTCCAAACATTTACAGATTTTATCATCGGGAGGGCGATGTCATTATTGGCGGGAGATTGCCAAACGACAGGGACGCATTGACCAATTTCGGGATTACCTATTATCGCGTAATGGATGCGGTGATGCAGATCGCCTGGCACATGGGATTTACAACCATGTTAATTATCGGGATGCAGCACAAAACGCCAACGCCTAATGAACCGCTTGCAGACGTTATGCACTTTTGGGGTCCCGACATGATAGCGATTCAGCATCCATTAGACCACTGGTATAATGGCTATAAAACAGTTATTCGGTCAATGGGCGAAGGTGTGCGAGTGCTTAACATCAGTGAAGATACCTACGTGCCGGAAGATGTCATACCGCGCGGTGACTGGAAGGATTGGAAAAATGTCAACTAATCAGGTAGAGACAGCCACAGTACTTGGAACTGTAACGGATAGCGGGCTTGCGGAAGTAATCGTAAAAGCCGCGAACATGACCAACAGCCCCAAAACGGTATCGCTATCTGTCACCGCGCTTGATTCTGCTTCCATTGTTGCAGTGAAGATTAAAAGTGCGCTGGCTCTTGATGCGGATGTGGGCGCGTTCTTTTCGGTATCAGGTACGGGCGCGGATGTGGTGTTAACCACTCGCCTGCCCGCCCCCAATGATACAACGATGAACATCGCCATTGATAACGATACCTGTCAGGGATTGACCGCCGCCCCAATCAGCGCAGACACAACAGCGGGCGAAGGAATATCGAACGGTTATGCAACGCTCGCAGAATACAAATCATGGGTCGCTGTACGCGGGCTGACTGGCACGGTTGGAACTGATACCAGTGACGACGCGGTAATTGAAATGATGATAGAAGCCGCAAGCCGTCACATTGACCATGAAACAAGCCGCCGCTTTTATCTTAACGGTTCGGACGAAACAAGGTACTATACAACGGATGAAGCATATGAGGTTGAGATTGACCCGCTGGCTAGTATTACGTCGGTATCAGTTGATTATTCTGGCGTGCGTTCTTATACCGCGCTAACTGCCACAGATTACGACCTATTACCCGCTAATGCCGCGCTGGATGGTCAACCATATACTTGCATTGAGGTGAACACGGCAAACTCAACCGCTTATTTCCCATTATTTAGAAAGGCGGTGCGAGTGGTTGGTAAGTTTGGGTATCCCGCTGTCCCAAGAGACGTAAAGGAAGCGACGCTTGCAATCGTCCAGAGTTTGAACGGGACGAGATCGGGACAGACATCCGGCGGGAAGGTAACGGTTACAGCGGCGGGTATTGTTATTCGTCCCGAAGATGTACCTTCATTCGCTCAAAGAATTATCGAACATTACAGGACTTACACATAATGACGGTATCCCTCAACCTTGCGAATGTCGCAAATGCGATTTCCAATATCTCAGTAACGGGCGTTACTGTAAAGGATAAGGATGAAATAGCCGGTAGCTGGATACCATTACCAAACGTCCTATATCCCAAACCTGATGACTGGATTACCGGATTTAGCATGACTTGGGACGCGCTAATGCAGGGTTCCACCGCCCCAATGACCATTTCCTACACCTTGAATTATAGATTTTTAGGCGTGCAAATCGGTGATATTTCAGCTTTTCCCGCCTCTTATTCTGCATTAGTTGATAAATTGATATTAATTATCAACGCCATTATTTCAACGCCCGCCCCGTACTCAGGCAAGATCGAAATGCAGATAACGGGCGTGAGTATCGGGCCCCGCACAGACCCGGCAGGTAATAATTTTTTTGGTGCGGATTTTGCGGTTAGTATATCGGAGATGCAAAACTGATGAGAATAAGAATCACATGTACAGACGGCGAATATCAGGCGGGGCTTGCCTATGAAGTGCCCGACAAACAGGCGCGGGCACTAATCGAAGCGGACAAGGCTTTTGAAATACCGAATGAACAGGAAGTAGAGGTATTACCAAAGCCAAAAGGAAAGGTGAGACATGACAGTTTTGGGTAGAACCACACTAAACCACTACAGGATTTACATTGACGGGCGTGACATGTCGGGATACTCCCGTTCGTTTGGTCCGCTTTCTTGTACGTTCGATGAAGGGATTGATGACGCGGTGACCCTGCCCGTAAAACAGACATATCCCGGTAATGCAACGGTAGGTATGGGAACGTTGAACGGGCTATTTGATAATACTGCCACAACGGGAATACATGCCCACTTAAAAGCCGTTGGGATGAGCCGTAACGTATTGATTGCTGCCGGTATTCAAGCCACCCCGATAAACAATGACCCCGCTTTTATGGGTCAATTCTCACAAACAGGATACGAGGCAGGCGCAAGCGAGAATCCAATTACCCTCTCAATTCCCTTTGCGAATACATCAGGGGTCGCCGCTAATCTAAACTATGCCCGCCCCTGGGGTATTCTGTTGCACGCACTAGCCGCAGAGACAGCCGCCAATACCGCAATCGGACTTGACCAACTGGCGGATACTACAAAAGGCGGATATATGATGTATCACGTTACCGCCGCCGCTGGTACTGGAAACATGACAGGCGCAATCAAAGTACAGCACTCCACCACCACAAACGACGATGCCGAATTTAGTGATTTGCTTTCAAGCGGTACAAAAAACTTTGTGGGCGGTGGCGTTAGTGGAGTTGTGGCACTCGCTAAAAATGCAACAGTTGGGCAATTCATTCGTTTTCAAACAGCGTTTACGCTGGCAACAAGTATTACTTATGCCCTGGCGTTCGTCAGAGGCAACTAGAAAAATAGGAGTATAAAATGGCAACTGGACGAACTAGCCCAAGATTTACAAAGTTACAAATTCAGGATAGCGGCGGGGCACTCCGTGACATCCCCGTTAACTCATTTGGTAATGTAGGTCTTACTTATGATGAAGTTGACGTGTCCGCATTACAGGAACTTGTAAAAAGTTTCCTGTCAGGTCAGGCAACTTTCAGCTTGACGATTTCAGGCCCCTTTGACAATACGGCAGCCAAGACCGCTTCTGCATCAACAGAGGTAGCGGCATTGAGTGGAAGCCATACGGTATTAGAACCGCTAAATGGCTTATTAGTGCCTCTCGCTTTCGGCGTGTACTTCGGCGTCCAGACGTATTGGACAACTGGCGACCCCGTTTTCGGTGCTGATAACTCTGTTATCGTTACCGATTACACGGTAGACCCGGCGGCTGGCACATACAGCGCGAAGCTGGCTTGTGTCGGTGGTGGAACTCCGCCCGCCTGGGGCACGGCCGCAATCGCAATTGTGTAATTAGCGCGGCAATGCCGCAGAAAGTAGTACAGCATGTCAAAAGTAATACAATCGCCAATTAAAAGATGGGCGGGTTCGGTGATAATTGCCGACCCGCTTACCATCCCACAGGCGCAGCTAATCGAAGCCGCGATGAAAATGCCGGAAGCGACTGATGGCGAGCGGGTTTGGTTGTCTGTGATAGACGTAATGCAACTGCCTGCCATAATCGGATGCGTTGAGAAATGGGAACTTGAAAACCTGCCCGATAAGGTGACGGCTGACAACTTCCCAGCATCGCCGCGCAAAGATAGTCACCTATTGATTGAGTGGTTATTTGGCGAAATACGTCAAGTCTATTTTGGAGAATTAGAAATCCCAAACGGGTAAGGTCCGATGCTTATTTATTTGCAAGCATCGGGCAGTACTCGCAGGAAATGGACAACTTGCAAAAGATAGACCGGTTTGGAGTTGAGGCGATATTGGGTCGCAAGCAGTTTTATTATGGAGAGTTACGCAGAATGATACTCGCTGAAAACATAGTGACCGCCTATCATGCGCGGGCGCAATCCGAATCATGGGCGGCTTGGGCTGCCAAAAATCCAACCCTAGAAAGAATACTTAATGAGGCTGAAATATTATGCCATTAGTCGGCGGTGGTAGTACCACAGGCGTTACAGTTGAAATACAAGGCAAGATAGACGACTTAACAAAAAAGTTAAATCTTCTTGACAAAGACCTTGACCAATTTGCCGCGCGTAATAAAGCCGCGTCTACCGCAAGCGTTACAGCGGCAAAGACAGCGAGCATGTCTTGGACGGATTTTCGCTCCATGTATTCTACGGTCTTGGATGTGGTGCGGGTGGGACAGCAGGTTTGGGAAAAGACGGGCGGGGAGTTTGTCAAATATGCTGATTCGGTGCGTGACGTTTCCCGTTCATTAGGAAGTACAACCGAAGAGGCAAGCAGACTTATCCAAGTTGCTGATGACGTTTTTATCAGTTACGACAAATTGACGATTGCCATGAAAATGGCGCAAAAACAGGGAATCGACCCAAGTATT